TATATAATTTTGAGTAATCATCTTTAAAAACCGCACCTCTAGTATCAGCATCCACAGAAAATTTAGAATTAAATGTGGCAGTAGTTACATCATAAGCTGTAGATAAATCCCAACTACCAAAATATGAAGTGCCAACAGCATACACAATAGTTCCATCACTGTTAAATGTCATACCTGTGGGAAACAACCCAACTTCATAATTTATAGCATATGAATTTCCAGTGTATGAATCTGTAGAAATATCCCAAGCTGTAGACAAGGAGTATTCATGGAATTTCCGGTTTCTCCGACCCATTGTATAAAACTTAGTCCCATCAGGTTTAAATGCTATACCTACAACACGATCTTCATTTGAATAAATACCAGTACCACTATCATAAGATGCTGTTGTTATGTCCCAAGCTGTAGACAAAGAGTATTGACCTACTGAATTACTGTTTTCTCCTGTTATGTAAAGTTTCGTACCATCAGGCTTAAAGAATATATCAGTAGGACTGTTACCAGCAGATGATGTACTTAATGAATCTCCAGTATAACTTGCGGTAGATAAATCCCATGCTGTTGTGAGTGAATAAGAAAATACTTTATCAGTGTCTGCTCCCACTACAAATAAGAGAGTACCATCTGGCTTAAAAAATAAACCTTCTGGTCTAGTTGCTTGAGTAGCAACTCCATAACTAATATTATCATAAGAAAAAGAATATAATGAATTTGCAGGTGCTTGATGGTAATCTGTTGCCGCATAGTCTGCTACACGCCCTATAAATCCGCCGTTATCTTGCGAAGTATATTTCATAAGTTACTCCGATATAATTTCGTAACTGCAGATAACCTGTAAATCCCCATCAACACTTGCTGTTGCTCTAAGTGCATCACCCTCTTCTAAGTATATTGCACTGTCTTTGCTTATGGCTACTAAGGTAGCATCTGCTGGAACAGTGACTGTGTTTACTATTTTGTAAGCTGTACTAGACCTATACAAATCAAGAGTAATATCAGCATCATTTGTGCCATCTATGTTAGCTATATTACTGAGTTTATCTTTAGTAATTTACTTGTTGCCGCAGTCGTTATTGCTGTGGCTGTTGTTGTTGCCGCAAGTACATCTGTCTTGCCTGTTATAGTTGCAACACTTACTATATTTGGTGCAGTCATTTTATTCTCCTATTATCCAAATACCATTGCCATAGCAATAGATTTTCCTGTTGTTATTCCACCGCCACCAGCATCTGCCCATTCACCAGCAGTTGCTCCAGAATTAACTGTAAGAACTTGACCTGCTGTGCCTAAAGAAGATGGAATGTTTGTAGCTATATCTCGACCATCTACATTACCTGAAGTAATTAGGTTTGGTACTGTAAGGTCGCCCGTCATTGTACCGCCAGATAAATTTAGCTTGTCAGCATCATTAGCTAGAGCAACCCAGTTACCGCCGTGTGCAAAGTAACCCTTGCCTGTTGCATGGACGTGAGCAAACATGCCGTGGTTATCTGTGGCTGATGGTAAGTCACCTAATGCAGAGTAGACGTTACTAAAGAGAACCTTGTTGCCACCCATGTCTAGGTCTGAGCCAGTAACTGCTGATATTGCATCAGAGTCGGTGTAGCTTGAACCGCCAGAAGCTGTAGAGGCTATAGTTCCGTCAGACGCAATCGTAATGTTAGTACCAGCCGTTAAAGATGCAACAACATTTGCTGTATCTGTAACGTCAGCATTGCTTTCAATTGTATCTAACTTATTACCATCGACTAATATATCTCGACCATCAACTGTGCCTGTTACAAATACATCTCCAGCTACTGAAATTCCGGTTGAGCTAGTTTGAAATCTTAAAGTATTATCGTGATAAAGGTCTACACCACTATTTGAATTAAATGCTGCATAAGCCTCACTAGCATCTGAGTTAGTTATACGAACTGCATTTGAGCCAGCTATAAATAAATCACCAGCCCCAGCATCTTGCACAAAAGAATTACCAGCAGAATGAAACACTCGTAAGTCATCACTGTCACCAAACTTAGCTTTAATATCATCACCAAAGTCTAAATCACCTGTCATTGTACTACCTGACAAAACTATGGCGGCGGCCTCTGCCGCATTCTTAGCAACTACTGCGGCATCTTTTGCAGTTGTAGCTTCTGCGGCTTTAGTTGTTGCTATTGTTGCTTGTGCGGTGGCTGTAGCCGCTGATGTAGACGCTTCGCCAGCTTTAGTTGTAGCTGTAGCCGCGTTAGTGTCTGCAAGTAGAACTTCAGCCATGTTAGTTGCTACTGAATTAACGTTAGTAGTATTACCAGCAACTGTTGTTACGTCAGCCTCAATAGATGCGACTGAATTAATGTCTGAAATATTAGCATTTAATGTTTCAATAGCACTATCAGCTCTATCTCTACTTTCTTCAGCTATTAACCTGTTTTGTTGGTGGGCTAAGTCTAAGTCAGCTTCAAATAATGTCGAACCATCCGTAAAATCTACAAGAGCATTTAATGGTGTAACACGTTTTATAATAACTTTAGCACCAGATACAGGTGTTGAAGCTATGTTGATTGTTGTTGTGTTTACAAATGTAAAAGTTGGAGTTGTCCCATTTACGGTAACAACTACGTCTGCTTGGTTTATGTATGTGAACGGTATTTGAAACTGGTTCGTCGCACCGTCAGCGACATAGTTTACAATGGATGCCATCCATATCTCCTATATGTGATAAGACCTCGCAGAAGCGAGGCCGTTGTAGTTGTTAATCGAGGCTTAAATTATCTAGTATTGTCTCTGGTTTTACTGCAGGTTTATTACGCTGACTGTTTCTTAGGAATTTCCTATAAGCTCTTGTTTGCTCACGTATAACTGGATATTCTTTCATTAACTGTCGTAACGCTTTATCCCTGTAACGCTTAATTTCTCTATTAAGCATATCAACCCTATGACTTTCTGAAGCTGATACTAGACCGTAATCTTCACCGTCTTTATTGTATCTTTTACTTTTGATAACTCTTTGTAGTTTTTCATTTAAAGTTCTTGAGCCAGATTTCATTGAACCCATTAATTGATTCCAACGTTCTACCTGATCTGCAGTAAGCTCTACGCCTTTTACTTTTCTGGTTGCACCTTGAAATCTATACCCTAATTTACGCATTTCTTTGTTAATTAAAGCTGTGCCAACATCTTTCTCTTGAAGTCCCTTTTTAGTAATATGCACGAAACCTTTAAGTCTATCAGGTGTGTCTAAAGGTTGTCCGTCTATCCAGTTGTATTTGATAGTAAGACCATCACGACCAATACCTGATTGCTTCTTTAACTTATCTAAGTAGCTTCGAGTATCACGTAAATATTCATCCTTCGCGTTACCTCTTTGGTTTGTGTAACTAGACAACGGTAGTAATGATGCCATTCGTTGCTTAAAGAAGTTCTCGATTTCCCAAGGGCTATCTTTAGAATTCATCAAGCTAACTGTATCAGAGATACCTTGTAGGTATGTTTTAGATACGATGTTATTACCTGCCGCCGCTACAAACATAGCCATCATGTCTGTTGCATCGTTATCTGCCATTTGACCTGCTACAATCATTTCATTGATATCGGCTACGATACCAAACGATGTAGTCCAAGGGTCTAATCGAGCATAACTAACCCAGTGAGGCTTTTCATCTGTACCAAAGTTAATTGAATACGGTTGCCAATCCTTTGACTCACGCCATAATTTAGCTAGTTTTGGGTCAGTTGGACCACCTCCAGATAGCTTATTATTAAGGGCGAGAGCTGATAGAGTACCATAAATAGCAATACCCATAGCCATCTTACCTCTAGCTTGCGCTCTTATAGATGGGTCAGCGTTATTTAATTCATCTTTGTACTGCTTTCTTAATAGATTAAACAGTGGTGTTCTATCTATAGCTTGGTTTAAGATATTCATTGGTGTTTGTATGAACGGTGTTAACTGTCTCATTAACGGGTGTTTATTTACAAACCCTTGGAAGTTTCCAGAGAATGTTCCTTTTTCTAGTGGCTGTGTAAATGTAGCCTGTCTAGCTTCTAGTAACGCCGCTGATGAATAACTACTATTCTTGTTAGCAGAACCAATAGCATTCTCAATGAACTTCTCTTTAACTTTAGGGTCGTCTACAACTCTGCGAGTTATAACAGCATCCGACCAAGCTTCTTCAGCATCTATCTTTGTGACAAATGCTTTTTCGAAAGTATCTTCAATCCACTCACGTCGTGTATTAAATCCAGCTTTTTGAATATCTTTAATATCCATGTAAGCCGCGTCAGTAGCTATCTTAGCTTGTAGGTGTGACCTGTAAGAAAGTTGCTTAAAGAATTCATCTTCAGCTCCTAACATACGAGAAGGTATAGTTAACGCTTTACCTAGTATGTCTAACGTCCCACTCTTAACACCAAGATATTCAGATGATATTGCACGGGGGTTGGTACTCTGCATTGCGTTATCAACCTTAACACTTTCATCTAGTATAGGCTTCATGTTGTAGCCAGACCTAGCCGCTAATTGTATGGCATCAGAAAAGTTAGATATATAATATTTATACATCTTCATTGCGGTCTTAGCTTCTTTTAAGTTTCCACCCATAACCGCACCTATTGCGCGTTCTGTAGGTCTTAACATAAGGTTAACACCGTTTGAAGTCATATTGAGCATATGTGTAGTTGGACCACTTAAAATTGAGTTAATCCAATACTCATTCAGAACACGTAACCACTTACGTTCTGCCGCTTTAAATATAGTCTTGGTACGCTGTTTACCGTTAGTAACTTTAGCTAATTCTTGAGCTAGTTTTCTTACCTTCTCACTACCACCAAACATATCAACTCTATTTACAAAGTCAGCATTAAGTGAATTGTCAGTGACAACTCTACCTGCACTTGTTGCTCTAGCCGCTGATGTCTGCAGTGACTTAACGTTTGCTACTACTTCCATAGTTGCTTGCATCATATCTACAAACTTATTTTCATCGACTTCTGTAAGTGTGCCAAGTTCTTTCTTTTCAGTCATTTCTTTTGAAAGTCTACCAACTTCATCACTCATAGATTGTATGGCAAATTTACCTGCAACTATCTTCTCAGATAAATCTCTTGTGATAGTTTCAGTAATATTTAGTTCTTTAATGATGTTGTTAGGGTTTGTGCCAGAAGCATCTGCGATATATTTAATTGCACCTCTA